TTATTCGCTTACTTCGATCAGTCCATGGTTTTGCAAGGCATTTAGAATGGCTAAGATTGCAGCTCTGGCTTGGCCATCGATAAGCCCTCCGCCCGAAGGAGCGGAGATTGCGGCCTGCCTTGTTCCCAGAACTTTAACATTCGATAAGAAAATACCCGCCGGCCTTATTGCACCTCTTGTCCAATACCCGCCGTCATAGGTGCAATCCAATGCTTCGTCTTCCACATGGACCCTCATTCCATCGCGTGGCGTAATAAAGCGCCAGCCTCCGGCGGTCCAGCAAGCAAGTGCTCCGGCTCGACCGCCCCACGCACCTTGGGGGGAGGTCCCCACGATCCAGCATTGGCCCTCGACCAGCGCCGCCGGTGGCTCGTTCAACTGGGCAGAAAGGGCATGTGCATGCGTCAGGATGTCGACCAGCGTCAGGGCTTCATTATGATAAGCCTCCTTCTGTGCTTGCCCTGCATGCAAATAGGGCAGGTTGAAACGGGGTGTGACATCTTCAGGCATTTAGGGACTCCTCCGTTAGTCAAGCGAACTTCATGTAGGGTCAAGTCAGGCTTAGGCGACAAGAACGGCGCGCGTCGGGATGCTGGCGCCCATCGCCCCCACCTGAATCACCTCCACCGTCAAGGGTCCCAATGCTGTGTCCTCTGCTGCCATGGCGGCGCTGTAGGAAAATTCGGGAAATATCGTCTCGGTCGTTCGCAGCACCGTTTCTCCGGCCAACACCCGCAGTCGATAGCGTTCGAATTCCTCACCCAGCGGCGCATCAACATGGTCCATCCATGCCCAACCCACCCGGCTGCGTCGCGTCCAGCGAACAGTCCTGTTACCGCCAGCATCGGGCGTGATGGTCAAATGCACTGGCGATGGTGGTTTCAACGCGGCGCCCATGACCCTCAACTGGGCTTCCGCAGGCTCCAGATCCCCTAGCCCGAGCGCCAGCAAGGTCACGGTCCCTCCGGTGCGGACATAGGCGTCGGGCACCATCGTCAGCGCGTCCGCCTCATCAGCAGGAAATCCTCTCCGATTCCATGCATCGCGATCGCCCATTCCGTCCCCCGTCGTCCCCGCAACAGCCGGCTGAGCCGATATTGTCGTGGCCCCAGTCGAACCGCTCGCCCGAATTGCAGCAACTCCTGCCCCAGAAGGCAGAGATTGGCTCCTCGCAGCAAGGCATCGTCGCTGGCTCCTGCCAAAACCATGTCCGGCGCGAGCAGCTCTACGTCCAACGCCGTGACATCATCGAAAAGCACCGCGCCGACCGCTGCCGGTACTGACAGTGACGTGCCCAGAACCGCCGGTGCGGCGGTTTGGCCAATGCCCACTATCTCATCACCCTCCTCGACCGAAAGCGAAGCCCACCGCCAACCGGTCGAAGCGCCGGCTGCCGCCGCCACGACCGCAGGCACGGTCGCCGCGCTGTCGCCCAAGTTTGGCAAATCCGCTAACAATATCCGCGTGGGCCCGTGCGGCGCGTCCGCCTGCCGCACGACGGATCCTGATGATGCATCGACGCTGATGGAAGTTCCTGCCGAAATCTGGCGGAGCGAAAGCTTCACCGCCATTTTTTCCCATTGCAGCGCTTCTATGGCCCACAGGCCCGGAACATCGTTCACCGATATGACGCCGCCTGGCGCGCGCGCCAGTTCCCGCCAGCCACAGATCACTTCCAAACTGGTCCGCCCTTTCCAAAGCATGGCGGTCCTGGCGACCGCCAGCCGCTTTGCCTGGTGCGCTGAAATGACTGCGGGCAAATCGATTTGCGCCTGTTGGCGTCCAGCGCCGGGCCGGGAGGCGCGTTGCAAGCCGGCCTGATAGTCGCGCCCTACGTCATAATGCCTGATGGAGAGACTATGAGGAACCAGCGCGGCGGCCTGCTTTACCGACGTCATCGGTACGACATTCTCGCCATTCACGCGCTTGGCAAGGGAGTGCGAGCCGATCTCGCTCACCGCCGCAACAGTGCTGTCCAGCGTCAGCCCATCGGCACTTGGCCGCACTCTCATTCCATAAGCGTTTATCAACGGTTCCATTGCATCGGCGACGCTAGGACCCGATGCCGCATAACCGCCCACCGCATCATCGCCCGCCCCATTCAGCAAACCGCCTGAAAGCTCTGCGCCGATGTCCGCAACTTCAACCAGCCCTTCGTCAGCCACCACCTCAAAAGTGAGCGACGGAATACGGTTGCCATAGTCGCCAAGCTGCATATCCTCGAACAAGGCGTACGCCATGCCCCGATAGCTCGGTGTGAAGGCTACGCCCTCCGCCGACGCTACCAGTTGAGCCGCCGGTTGGTCAGGATCGCCGGCAAAAAGACGGAAGCCGCCGACTTCGCTCTTGAAATCTCCAGCCCTGCCGCGAAGCAGGTTGCCGTCGGCCCAGATCCGTTCCACTCGCAATAGCCGTCGGCTCGACAAAGCTACGGCAAAGCTGGCCGAATAGCTGTAGGTTGTGACGCTAGGCTTTCCCTTGCCTCCGCCGCTCTTCTTCTTTACTCGTTCAGGTCCGTCGCCCAGATCACCGTACCTGCAACGCGCATCTTTCCGAATATACGGGGCACCTGGCTGCCATAGGTGGACGTCTGTATCTCCAATCGGTCCAACCGGGGACCTTCGCGGCCTTTGGGCTTGAACAGCACGTTCTGGTCCACGACCTGCCCCAGCACCGCCCCGATCGTTCCGCCCAGCGGCCCGCCCAGCGCCGTGCCCACGGCCGTCAAGATGAGAGTAGCCATAAAACCTCACAAAACGATGGAAGAAAGGCGGCTCAAGCGACGAGCCGCCATATCGTCAAAACTGGCCACGGGCTTTCGCCCGGCACTTCGACCACTCTGCGCAGTCCTGCATGAGCATGCACAAACCCTGCGCCGGTGAAGACCATCAGATGAAATTGTCGCACCCCCGCCTGGACCAGCACGACATCCCCCCGCCGCATCTCGTCCACGCTCGCAAGGCCCGCGGCCTTCATCCAGGCAAGGATCTCGTCCAATCGTCCCCCACGCAGGGCATAACGATCCGGAACCGCTGCCCAATGCCCTGCACGGCGGGCCGCCAACGCCACAACACCCACGCAATCCAGGCCCGTCTCGGCCGATCGCCCATGCAGGCGGAAAGGCGCGCCAACCAGCGCCAGCGCCTCCTGCGCCAGAACGCAGCCCCTGTCCGTCATCATCAGGCTCCTGGATAGCGGGTCAGCAGGTCATTGCCCGGCAAATGGGGTTCGCCGCGAAAGTTCAGCACATTGCCGAACCTGCCGGCACAGGTTTCCAGCCGCTTGTCGCATCCCTCGACCAGTTCCGCCAAGGTTCCCGCCTCAACGACAAAGGCCGGGGCATCCGCCAGCGTCACACTGGCCCCGTCCGAAGCGAGTACCATCTGCACCAGGCCGCTATTGGGTCCTGTCAGCCAGCGCCACCGCCCGAAGGCATAAGCCTGGGCGGCCAAGCCACCGCCCGCCGCCACCACATGCTCTCCATCGACCGAGGCAACCCGCACGATGCGGCGGTGTCGGCTTATGTCGATGCGGCAATCCCGATCCCCCAACTCCGCCCGGCAATCCGGCGAAGTCTCAGGTGCAACCGGACCATCGAGCATCGCCACCTTGCCCCTCAGTTCGGCAGAGAAGGCCTGCCCTTGCCGCTCCACCGTGCCGAGTTCGCCTCCGGCCAGCTGCAGCCACATTTCACCGGGGGCGCTCCAATCGGTGAGGTACAGCCGCACGGCCGCTCCGTCCCAACGCCCCGCCTCCAGATCGGCGGCCGAGATGATGTCCGCCGTCAGCGCGCCCTTCACATCCATGCTGTCGACCTCCAGGCCGCTCCTAATGCTTATCGCCGACGGCAGCATCCCCGGCGCTGCCTGATAGACAAAGCCGTCCACCACCAGTTCCCGGTCATGCGAAGTCAGCCCCACGCTAACTCCATCCCGACGATCCAGTCTCCAGCAAAAAGCAAGTCCGCTCAGTTCCTGGTCCAGCGCTTCCATAGACATGACCGTTTCCCCCAAACACCTTACCTAACCTCTTCCCAAAACCCTCATTCCCGCACCTCGATCAGCGGCACGGAAACCGCTTCTCCCGCTGCGAAGGTCGCGCGGTTGACCTCAAGCACATCGTCTGCAAAGCGCACCGGCACGTCGAAACGGAATCCAGCGGTCAGCACCAAGCCCATGGCGGGAGCCTCGTCGAATGCGATCACGCCTTTGCCCACATGGGTCCAGCCGTTCGCCGCGATACCGGCCTGGGCCACAGAAATGCTGCCTGCCCTTGGCCGCGTGATAACCCGCTGCTGGGCTTCCTCTCCGGAACCATAATATTTGCAGAGCTGGAAGCTGGTCGTCACCCCGTCGCCAATACCCAGCCGCTGGTCCAACATGGACGGTGCGCCCCCGAATTCGCAGCTCCGGTCATCGAACGGATCGGCAAAGCGAAACCCCTTCGCGGCACCCCTTCGCGCCCGGAAAAACGTGATCAGTTCCGCCAGATCCGCTTCCGACCTTACGCCCGGTCCAGCATCATAGCGCATCCGCGCATCTGCCCAGTCGCTGCTCCGCTGCTCATGCCCTGCCTGGCTCTCGACCACCTGTGTCGAAAAGCAGGGCGCGACGCTCGCCTCCCGCCCCAACGCCAGCGGAAAGACCACATCGTCAAACGCTTCCACGCCTTTCTCCTCCCCGATCCGGAAATAGGTAAAGCCATCCCGGCAAACCTGGGGCAACGCCCAGACGAACGTTGCCGCCGAGCCCCTGGCCCGCGCCGCGTCCGCCGCCGCAGCGATCAGTCCCCACTGCGCCTTGTCCTGAGGGCGCAGCACGAAACCCGAAAAATAATGCTGCTCTTCGACGGTATAGCCGAGCCGGGCCGTCATCGCCGTCACGCCCTTACCCGTCCGTCCGGAGCGCCCCTCCGTTACCCAGTCATAATCTTCCAACTGCAGCACATCGAAGGCGGGGCGCGACCATTCCGGCGGCACATTCGCCCGCTTGGCATCCGGCGCCTGAGGATCGAGCACCGTGGGAAGATAAACCAGCAGGTACGTCTTCGCGCCCGGCGCCTCCGCCTTCACTGACGCGACCAGCGCCGCCGTAGAACTAGCCAGCAACGTTCCCGCTTGGTCGAGCAGCGCCTTCTGCGCATTATCCAACGGAGCGCGCACATTGGGAATGGACACCAGCGCACCGCCAAAGGCCGCCTTCGCCGCATCGTCATACAGGCAGATGCGCCCATCACCCATGATCCACCACCACGGCTCTCCCACCTGGAATTTTACCGTCATTCCAGCGTCACGGGCGATTGCGGCAAAAGCCCTCCCGACCTGGCGCAAATAGCTCATCGCGCCCGAATGGGCCGGCGACAGCAATGCCGATGGCCGGTCCCAGCCGGTGAGCGCCGGGTCGCCATTCTGCGCCCGCTGCTTCCAGTCGTTCCAACAATGCTCGTTCAGCAATTCATAGGACAGCGACAGGATCACGCCGAACCCCAGCGCCTTGGCCCGGACAGCAAAATCCCGATGCCAGGCTGTACACGGCGCATTCAACGCCCCGCCCGCCAGGCTGATGTACAAGCCTCCGTATATCGGTTCGAGCCGGAAATAATGGCTCATTCCCACATAATAATTGATGTCGCCGCGATAGCCCAACGCCAGGGCATTGCGCAGCACTCGTTCCGGCGTCTGGTTATAGGCATCGTCATAGCCCGTCGCCATCGAAAGCCGTGCTCGGGCAGCATGACATCCCCCCGCTCCAGCACTGAGCCGGAGCCCTCACAGACAATCTCGGAAATCTCCACCCAGCCTTGCACCGGTGCGTTCAGAAAGGCGTCACTCCCGTCGAATTCCGGCGGCACTAGTGAAATGAACATTCGGTCCACATCGCCCGCCCACACGGGACTTGCTTCGGACGGCAGCAGGAAACCCCCATCAAGGGCGCCAAAATCAAGCGAGATAATCGCATCTTCCGGCGATCCATCGGCATAGTTCCAAAGCCGGACATACCAGCTCCGCGCTGCTCCCGAAGCATCCCGGCCCTCGATCGTCAATGTGGGCCCATTAACGGCATTCAGGGACTTTATCCCCGCCGAGCGCCATCGGAATTTCAGCTTGCACCGCCGGTAATCGCGGTTCGTTTCATAGGCGAGTAGCGGATGATCCCACTTGTCGACGCTTTCCCAGATCAGCCCCGCAAGATCGTCCTTGCGGTAGAATACCGCGTCGGTGCGCAGCGACTGGGGTCCGGTCGTCACTACCCCCGCCATCATGGGTCGGGGAAAATTGACGGTCCAGAGGTGCGGCGCAAAGCGTTTCACAAATCCGGACTCCCGCCCCTTCCGGTCGATCGCCAGCCAATAAGCCATGATTGGGTCCTATGAATTGTTGCTGTTGGCAGAACAGGCACTCCGGAAAGCTCAGCCTGCTTATCCCTCCAGGGCCCGCCGCACCGCTCGCGCCACTTGCCGCGAACTCCTCGCCAGGGCTTCGGGAGCGCCTCCCTGCCCCGCGTTCACATTCACCGTCACCCGCACGTCCCGCGCAGGCGCAGCGCCGTTCGGCATCACCTGCCCGCTCGCCGTCGGCACGAACAATTCCGGCCCTCGCTCACCGACCATGTAGGCCCGCCCCGGCGACACCGGCCCTCCTGTCGCCCCGCCCGGCAGACCCAATGCCGCAGACAAGATAGTCCCGGCGCTGCCGATCAAACCGCCGCCGCCACCGCCTCCGAACAGGCTGCCTATGCCGCTGCTGATGGCGGATTGGGCGATCTCCGCCATGGCGGCCATCGCCACCCGGCGCAGATCCTCAAATCCCAATTTGCCGGTTCGCACCGCGCGCATCAGGGTGCTCTCGATCATGCTTCCCGCCTGTTCCGCTCCTTGCGCAAGCGGACCCTGCAACAGCCCGCCCATCGCCCCCACGTCGCTGGCAAAGCCCTGCACGTCTGCGCGCACGCTCACTACCAGCCGTTCGATTTCCTCATCCATCGGGAAACATCTCCATCAGCTTTGCAATATCGCCTAGTTCGGGTGGCCCATCCCCGTCCCGCGCCCGCTCCATCTCCGCAAAAATCGCTTGCAGCTCCATAGGCGTAGCGCCCCAAAACTCCGCCGGCCGCCATCCCAGCAGCAGCGCTGCAAGCGCAAAAAGGCGCGTGGCGGAGCCAGAAAAAAGCCCTTCTGTTTCAGGGGAAGACATTTACCGCCCCATCAATATCTGTTTCAGCACCGCGCGAAGCATCGGCGTGGCTTGCGCCAATCCCATTGCCAGGACCGCCTCACCCAGCGCTTCCCGCGTCAACCAATCCGGCCGCATGTCCACGGCATGCCAGAACAGCACCGTCATCTCACTTAGCCGCAGCGCCCCGGCCGCCGCCCGCTCCACCAGGGCAAAGAGCGGCCCCAGCTCCTCTTCCGCCGCCACTAGCGCCTGAAAGGTCGGCCGAAGCACCAGGGCTTTACCACCCACATGCAACACCGCCTCGCCCCGCGCCCTGTTTGCCTGTCCTGTCATTGAAACCCTCTCCGTCCCGAGCGAAGTCGAGGAAACACCACAGCCAGCCTCCCTCGACTTCGCTCGCATCAACGGAACGGAGAATGGCGGAACGTAGGTGACGGAAAGGCGCTATTCGCTCACTACCGCGCCCGAACTCTCCAGGCTCATGGTGTAGCTGCGCTCCCCATTATAGTCGCCGGCGTAGTCGAGCCGCGTCACCAGAAAGCGGCCATGCATCCGTTCGCCACTTTCAAAGCTCAATTCATAATCGTCGATAGCCCCGGACAAGGCATTGCCGCGCACCCGCACCTCCGCCACGGACCCTGTAAATATGCCTGCACCCGACACGCTCACCGACCGCACGCCCGCGCCGGTAAGGAGTTCTCTCCAGCCGCCGCTATCCTTGTTCGTTACGTTTACGGCTTCCCCATTCACGCTCAACTGCGTGGTCCTCAGGCCTGCCACGGTCGCATAGACGACCGGCGTGCCTCCGTTGCCGATTTTCAGAAGGAAAGCACTTCCCTTTTCCGCACCCATGGAGCATTCTCCCTTAGTCAAAAACAATAGGTAGAGAGGTTTTCTAAAATGCTGTTGTCCGCACTCAGCTTTATTGCCTTCGCGGCGGCCCAGCCGGCCGACATGATGGTGAAGACGCGGGACGAATATGCGGCCTGCCTACGAAAGGTCATGGTCGATGAACTGGACAAGAAGACAGATCCCGCCGCCTTCGATAAGGCATTGAAGCCCGCCTGCGACAAACAGGAAGCCGCGTTCCGAAGCGCCGTCATTACCGCCGATAAGGCCGATAAGATGTCGGATGCCGACGCGCAGGAGGACGCTCAGTTCCAGGTCGATGATTATCTCGACAAATTCCAGAGCAGCTATCGCGACTATCTGGAATCGAACACTCGTCCGGGTTGAGCGAGGGTTTCCTGCCTGCCATTGAATACCATGTGCCCCCTGCGCTGCCGAAGGCGGGAGCACATGGATTTCCTATGCTTCCAGCACCCGAACGCGATATTCCACCAATCCCGCCCATGGCGCATTCGCATCCCGAACCACTCGAGAGCGCCAGAAATTCAGAGTCACCACTCGCCAACCATCAAGCCCAGTCGCCATTCTTTCGATCGCCGCTTCCATCTCCCGCATCAAAGCATGTAGCCGCGCCGCACGGTTGCCATCATCCCACACCGTCACCGCCAGCCGGATTTCCCGCCCACGCCCGCTTTTGTGGCTCCAGTCCACAGAGGGACTTTCCGCCATCGCTACATAGGGAAAGCACGCGCCAGCAGGGGGACCGTCAAATATGCCGCTGACGGCGTTCGCCAATGGCGCGTGCGCCCGCATTGCCGCAACGGCCGCTTTCTGTACTGCCATCACCGCGCCGCTCATCCGCTTTCTCCCTTCGCCAGCAGTCCGATTGCACGTAACCGCACATCGCTCAGCATTCGCCGCAACAACCCGTGCCCGAAAAGGACAACGCCATCCTCGAAGGCTTCCACGCTAACGCCAGGGGGCAAATCCTCGCCCGCTCGCTCCGCCAGTCGCGCGATTGCCCGCACCCTCTGTGCCTCAGCGCTCTTCTTGCCTTGCTCCATCAAGCGCTCGAACATGGCTGTTCCTCACATCGGAGCGTCACGACATCCTGCGCGCGCGGGTCGTCATCCACCCGCCGCACACGAAGCAGGCGACCCCGCCAGGTCAACCGGCAGTCGAGGCCAAGGCCAGCACGCCGCCGCAGCGTAATCGCCCAGCGGATCTCACCCCGGGCCGCTCCACCACTCACTTCCAGACCAGCGCCATCAGGCGCAACGCCTGCCCAGACCTCGGCCTCCTGCACCCATTCCGCGGCGCTGCCGCCAAGCTCATCGCGTGCATCGGTCCTCCGCTGGATAATTACCCGCTCGAGCAGCAGGCCTGCCACTTCCGCCGCCATCACCCTAGCCTCATCCGTCGCCAGGGCCGCCACAGCGCGCTCACCGCTGCCGGAGGTCCGCCGCCGTCGCCATCCCGATGCGTGAACATGTGCGCCGCCAGTCGTACCGCCCCCTGCCGTATCGCCTCGGGCAGTCCCGCCCAATCCAGGGCAAGGCCTGTGCTAAAAATCACATCAATGCGGCCCGCCGCTCCCGGTTCGATCACTCGCACCCAACCATCGCCATTGGCGTCAATGTCGACCCCATAATTGGCGCTTGGCATTGGGAAAACTGGGCCCTCGGCGGGTACGCCCATCACGTTCGTGATCGCCCGCACAGGTGTCAGGTTTAGCCGCTGCCATTCGCAGCCGGCGGACAATCGCTGCGTCTCCTCGCGAACGACCAAGGCTTGCCCGATAAAGCCTTCTCCAAAGCCAATGGCGCTGCGAACCAGCCGATCGACCAGCGCATCTTCATGGCTTGTTTCCAGCCGAAGCCAAGCCTTCACCTCCTCGCGCGCGCCTTCCAGCGCCGCATTCCCAATCGGCATGCACTTCTTCCTTTTTTGATGATTGCGTTGGCCAAACATCCCTCTCCCATGGGGAGAGGGTACGAAGGCCTGGCGGCTCGGCCGCCTAGCCGAAGTTGGTGAGGGGTAGTGCCCCGTCCATGACGTGGAACCCCTCACCATGAATTCGGCTTCGCCTCATTAAGGCTCGATATCCCTCTCCCACTTGAAAGGGATATGGCTTCAGCTGGCCGCGAACTTCATCAGTTTGATCGCCTCGCTGTTCGCCACGGCGCCGCCAACCCGTTTCACTGCATAGAAATGCACGAACGGTTTGTTGGTGTATGGATCGCGAAGGATCGTCGTTGCGCTACGCTCCGCAATGACATAGCCGGCTTTGAAGTTGCCAAAGGCGACCGACAGGCTGTCCGTTCCGACATCGGGCATATCTTCCGCTTCAATGACGGGGTAACCAAGCAGCGTGTCCGGCTGTCCGGTCACCAGTCCCGGCTGCCACAGAAAGGCCCCGTCGGTGGTCTTGAACTTGCGGATCCGTGCCAGGGTTGCCGAATTCATGACGAACGTCGCCCCCTGCCGATATGGCGCCCGCAATGCCTGGACCAGATCGATCAGCTTGTCCTGCGGATTGGACGCGGCGAAGGCCCCCGCCGCGCCCGAGGCCACATATTGCAGCGTCCCGAACGCTCGCACATTGTCGGCCTCATTGGTCACCGTGCCGGTCAGGAACCCCTTGGGCTGATTGGTGCCCGTCCCATTTACAAAGGCCGCGCCCTCAGCCCTTGCGAACTCCATGGCGATCTCTCTCGCCAACCAGCTTTCGACGTCGAACTGGGCATCGTCCAGCATCGCCTGGCTGGCTGCGGGATTGGCGAACAATTCCCCGGATGGAGGAACGATCTCGCGGAACACCGGCGTGGCGGTCATCGCCCGCGCGCCTGTCTCCGAAGCCCAGCCGGACGCTGCGCCGCCGGTCGTAACCAGCTTGCGGTAACCGGCCGACCCGGTCTGCACCACATTGGCAATGGCGCGGATGGGTGAGATGTTCTTCAAGGCAGCATCGATCAGCGCATCGATTTCTCGTGGCACCGCATAACCGCCGTCAGCACTTGTCGCGCCGGAAAAGCTCTTCAGCTCCACCCCGGCCTCCAGCCCCTTGCGCAGATACCGTTCGACAAAGGCCGCCCGCTGCGGATCGTCCGCCGCCGCCTTCACCCCGTCCAGCGCCGGGCGTTGCGCCGCCACTACCTGCCCCTTCAATGCGGACACATCCGCCTCCAGGGCAGCAATCTTCTCCGCCTGAAGAACCGCATCAAAGCTTTCTTCAAGCGCATCCGCCTTCACTTCATACATAAACGTCTCCCGCACACAAAAAAATACCCTCGCCCCAAGGGGGAGAGGGATAGAAAGCCTTGGCAGCTTGTTGCCCAGGCATAGTTGGAGAGGGGGTTACGCCCTCTTGGAACGCGCTATTCCCCCTCCACCGCATGCACTCTCGCCAGCGGTTGCATCGGAAAAGTCACCAAACTCACTTCCACCAGGTCCAGCGCGCGCAATTCTCGCGGCCGCCCCTCCGAAGCCTCCCGCACCCGATAGCCAAAGGAGAGACCGTTCACCGCCCCATCCTTCAGCAGCGCCGCCGCCTCCCGCCCTGCAGCCGTGCGCCCGGAAAGCTGACCGATCACTCGCAGCCCGCGCGCATCCTCCCGCAGATAATCCACGGTCCCGATTACCGCCTCGGGCTTATGTTGCCAGAGCAACGGCACCCGCTTGGCGGCGCCTGCAAACGCCCCTCGTCGAACCACGTCCCCGCCCCGATCCACACGGTCAAACACCGCCGCATAACCTGCGAACCTCAGTCTTCCTTCCTCTTCGACTGGGGTTAGGAGGTTGGGCTTATTAGTATTTTCTGACATCATCACCCCCTCAAGATCCCGAACACCCCAACCCTCACCGCCACTGCCATCAGCAGCATCGCCAGTACTCCGCGTACGATCCAACCGATCACTGCATTGCGCGCCGTCCGTTTCGCATCCCTCCATGCGCCCAATAATTCCCGCAGCTCCCGCACGTCCTTCTCCGCCCCCGCATCCGACAGGCCCAGCCGCGCCAACGCCCGCCCTGCGCCCAGTTCGCTTGCCTCTTCGATAAGCGCCCGGACCGTCACCAGCCCGACGCCGTCCTCCTCCGTCTGCGCGATCAGCCGCGCCAGCATATCGCCGTCGTTCATGATCGTTCCTTTCCCTTGGTCTCTTCTCCGGCTAAACCGGTCCGATGATCCGCTTTGTGATCCTGGCCCTGCTGATCCTGCTGACTGCAGCGCTCGTCTGGCTGTGGTGGTCGGATTATGTGCTGATCGAAAAATGCCTGGACCATGGCGGACGCTGGGATGCCGACAAGCGCGTCTGCCGGATTTCCGTCACCCCACCCCCAACATCGCCCGCTTTTCTTCCCGTGTAAGGAAGTCCGCCGCTGTAACCCGGTCCCACAGGGTCCCCCGCTCTTCCGCCAGCGCCGGCACCTTGTTCAGGTCCACGGCCAGCCGCACCCCCGGCATCCACGGAGCGAGAGCCTGCGATATTCCGCCCAATATCTTTTCGGAAAGCGGCAGGATCGTCTGCCGCCACAAAGCGCGATTGGCCTCGCGATAATTGGCATAGGCATTATCCCCCGGCAGTCCCATCAGCATCGGCGGCACTCCGAAGGCGAGCGCAATCTCCCGTGCCGCCGCCGCTTTCAGCCCCACGAAATCCATTTCCGCTGGCGACAGGCTCATCGCCTGCCATTTGAGGCCGCCCTCCAGGAGCATCGGCCGCCCCGCATTCACTGCACCCTGGAATGCCGCCTCCATCTCCGTCTTGATCCGGTCGAACTGCTCGCCCGACATCACCGCACCGGCTTCGCCCGGATCATAAACCAAGGCACCCGATGGGCGCGCCGCATTGTCGAGCAGCGCCTTGTTCCACACAGTCGCTGCATTATGGATCGCCACCGCCCCCGCGGCGGCCCCGGCACAGCCCAACCCATAATGATCGTCCAGGGGGTGCAGGCTCTTCAGATGCACGATAGCGGCCCGGCCCACCGCATCCTCGCTCATCATCCGGGTCACATTCTCACCAACCCGGTACAGATAGGCCATCGGCCAGCCCCGCGCGTCCGCCTCGACGCTCACCCGCTCCGGGCGCAGCGCAAACAGCTCCGCCACCTCGCCATCGCCGCCGGTGGCCAGCTGCACATAGGCATTGCCATGCAACAGCAGATGCGCCGCCAAAGTCTCCACCAGCCCCTGTCCGGCCGACCGCGCCTGCGCCAGCGCCAATGCCCGATCCCGATCGGCCGCGCTGCCGCCCTCGGCCACCAGCGCTGCGCCGCCGACCGACTCGCTCACCAGCCGCAAAGCCCTCTGCGCCACTGGATTGCCCAGCGCCCCCGCCCGCACCTGCGCCTCATAATTGGCCGGCCACTCCCCCAGCGGAGCCCCCAGCCACCCGAACCACCCACGCGCCAACACCGGCCGCCGAGACGCCTCGGCGGACTTCTTCCCAAACCATTTCATGATGCACTCCCAATCTTCCTCCCCATTGGGGGAGGATACGAAGACTTGGCCAAAGGCCTAGTCGCAGTTGGAGAGGGGCTCTGCCCTTTTGATGAGAGAGAAAATCACAAAACCCGCACCCGCGCCTCGCCCCTTGCGCTGCCCAGCATCAACTCGCTCATCGCCCAGACCATCGCATCCGCCCGGTCCGGCGACCTTCCCGGCCCCTCATATCCGCCCCCCACCAGCAAGCCGCACATCTCATCCTCCAACTCCGGAAATGCCCCGCAGTGCAGCGCCTTTCCCGCCTCATACAGCGCCGCCACCGGCTCGGCTCGCGCCACCTTTCCCCGCGACGCATGCACCAGCCGCACCGGCAAGCGAAAGTCCGCCGCCCGCAGCACGCTTTCCACCATAGCCCCGCCATTATTGGCCTCGGCGATCACACGATCGGCCCCATGCGCCTGCGCTGCTTCCGCCACCGCGCGCGCCCATCCCTCGGGCGAGCGTCCCGCAACGCTGGCGTCCGCCACCACATAAGCCCGCCCGTCAGCGCACAGGGCCACCGCGACGATCCCGCAAGCATCGCCATGCGCGCTCGCCGGAGGATCGACCGCCACCACCATTCGCCGCACCGCAGGCGCCGCACCGCAGGCGCCGCCCGCACCCGCCGGCGCTCGATCAGATCGCGGCTCCACAGCGCCCCCTCAATCTCCTCGATCAGTTCCCCATCCAGTTCTTGCCGCCCTAGCCGCGTGCCGCGATAGCCTGCTTCCATCGCGCGCAGGAACGAACCAGGCAGGTTCTTCCGGTTCTCTCCTGTCCGGCGTTTATGCCAGATCAGCGTGACGATGTCAATACAATTTTTACCTATATGGTTATTATTATCCTCTCCAGTGGGAGAGGACAGCGAGACTTGGCGGCTTTGCCGCCTAGTCGCAGCAGGAGAGGGGCTGTACCCCCACGGTGGCGTGGAACCCCTCTCCAACTCCGACTAGGCCTATGGCCAAGTCTCCATATCCTCTCCCAAAGGAGAGGACAATTGACGCCCTCCGCCACTCGCGGCTCTCAATATATGCAATATCTCTTCCAAGACCCCGTGCGTATTCTGCAATACATCATTGTTCCAGAACCTCAGCACGGTGTAACCGCTTGCTTGCAGCGAGCGGGTGCGCGCCTGATCCTCGGCGGACCGCTCCGCATGTTGACTGCCGTCCAGTTCGACAATCAGACGAGCGCTCGAACAGAGGAAGTCTGCAATATGCCGACCCACTGGAGCCTGCCGCCGGAATTTATATCCTTCAAGTCGCCCAGCACGAAGATGATGCCAGAGCCGAATTTCGGCATCCGTACTGTTTTGACGCAGGGTTCGAGAAAGATCTGTCAGAGGTTTTCCGGCCATGAAGCTTTCTATAAGCGTGAACGGCGATTTTCCAACCACTACCCTTCAGAATTCGAACCCCTCGCCCGCTGGCCGGAATACTCCTCCTCTCCTTTGGGAGAGGACAGCGAGACTTGGCGGCTCTGCCGCCTAGTCGCAGCAGGAGAGGGGCTATAG